TCTACACATTAAACTATAGTAGTTACTCCACCTCCACCAGGATTATCTATGTAAAATAAATTAATAATATAAAAATTTTAAATAAAATTTACAATGCAGATGTTATATATAAAAGATATGGTGATGAAACGTGGATAAATTAAATTCTATTAATTATATAAAAAAATTATTTTATATAATTAATAAACGTATGGAATCAATTTATATAATAATAGAAAATGGAGAACCATATACAACAGCATTTATTACATATAAATCTGCGGTGATATCCGTTAAGGAAAAACATAAAGAATATCTTGAAACACAAATAAAAGAACTTGGTAATTTAACTGAGATTGAAGAATTATTGGATAATATTAATGTTTCTGAAAATACACAATCAGGAATAACAAAATTGTATATTGAAAAAGGAATAAATATTGAAATTTATAAAATACCATTGTCGAAATAATTAGATAAAATTATATTATTTTATCTAATCTATATTAAAAATTATATATCTATATAAAATATGGAATCATTTTATTTAAGAGGCCTAGATAAATTTGATTCATCTGAACTACTAGAAGATTCAAAAAAACCAAACAATATTTTGTTAGTATCTCATAATGCAAGAATGAGATGTTTTTTAGAAGATGTGATAAAAGATAAAATGACAAAGTATAAAACACATTTCAATGTACAAGAAATAAGATTTAAAAATACTGCTGTTCTATTATTAAAATTAAGAAAAAATAATAATATGGTTAATTTATCATTAGCATTTGAAGGAGAAGTTAATAATCCTAAAAAAGGTGCTTATTTTATTAATAATGACACAGATATTATAAATAATATATTATTTATTAAATTTGAAAATACTGATTTTAATATTAATGAACTTGGAATATCATCTATAAATGATGATTATAATATTTTTATAGCGAGACACGGTGAAGGATCTCATAATATAGTAAAATTAAATTTAAATAAAGATACTAGTTTAACAGAAGAAGGTCAAAAACAAGCGCTATCCTTTAATAATTATATACTTCGTAAAAACATTAAAATAAATCATATATTTTCATCAAATTTAAAAAGAACAAGACAAACAGCATCATATATAAAAAATGAAAATATACTTACAGATAAAATAATAGTATTACCGTGTGCACATGAATTAAGTTATAGTAATAATGGAAAATGTGATCAATATTATAAAAATGTTATTATTCCCTTTGCACCTGAAAATAGAAGTACCTGTTCTGAAAAATCAAATACTGAATGTAGATTAAATGATGATTGTTGTTTAACATCATATGGAAATTTAGAAATAGATTGGTCATATTATGAAAAATTTAAAAGTAATAATGATTGTACAAAAACAAATATGATTAAATTAATAATAAATTATTTTGAAAATAATAATCAATATGGTGGACATATTTTTAAAAATAAACATCAAAAATATAAAATGAAATATTTATATTTTAAAAAAAAATTACAATATTAATTATCGATTGTTTTATCTAATTTCTTTTTATTTTTAGTAATCATTTTAGATGCATTGTATAATTTTCTTTTAATCTTATTTTTTTGATGTTCTTTAGATTGATTAGTATCAATTTCATCTTTGGTTGATTCTAATTTTATTTGTAATTTATCATCGACTTGCAAATTTTTCATTAATGATGATACATGGTTTTTATCTACTTTTAATAAGGCAGATAAAATCTCATCTTGTGATTTACTTTCCCATTTATCATTAATTCGTACAAGACCATCATTACTTCTTAAATTAGTTATTAGAAAATTTTGGAATTCTGGATATTTTTCATTACAATGTATAATTTCTGCCGCGACTAATGGGTAGTAAGTACCACTGGTACATATTTTAATAATTTCTTCTTTACTCAACCTAGAAAGATCTTCTTTACCAACATTATAAATATTAATAACGTTATTGGTTGTGTTATTACTATTGGTATTGGTGTTATTTACAGTAATATTTTGATTAGTGTCTTTTTCGTGGGATAGTTCTTCTATCTTTTTTTGTTGTTCAAGGAGCATTTTACGAAGTTCTTCTATTTGTTCTTTGTTATTATCATCTACAACTAATATTTTAGTACATTTATTCATATGAATTTTTAAATTAAATTTAGTAGAATATAATTTATTACAATTAGGACAAATATTTTTTATTTCAGTATCTTTAATACATGGATTTATTCTTGACATATGACAATCATATGCACTTTTTTGTTTAAAAGATTTATTACATTTATTACATTCATATAATTTCATCTTTTTATAAAATATTTCTATATATTTATATATTTATTATAAAATCATAAAATCAGAAGTATAACATGTTTTTATCTGAAAAATCAGAAAAAAACCATTATTAATATTTTTTACTTTTTTTTGCTGATTTTTATCATGAAATCAGAAGTAGAACATGTTTTTATCTGAAAAATCAGACAAAATTAGGTAAAAATTTCCTATCATTTTCATAACAATATATTTTACTATTTTATATTTACCATTGTATTATTTATTTATTTATTTATTTATTTTTTTTAGAGAGAGAGAGACAAAGAAAATACTAAAAGTATTTTAGAAAAATAGAAAGTATAAAATAGAAAAGTTATGAAAAGGAAAAGTCAAAAATATAATAAAAAGAAATATTTATTTATTTAACAATAAATTCGACAGTGATTGATTAATTTCAATTAATTTATCTATTTTTTTTTGTTGTTCTGATAATATATTCATTAATTTATCAATAGAATTATCTATAATTATATTTTTTTTACATGTTATTGCATGTTTATTAAGATTATATTTTTGTGTAAAAGATTTATTACATATAGAACATGTATTATTAATATTAATATCTATTTTACAGGGATTTTTTCGCATCATATGAGTATCATATGTACTTTTTCTATTAAAAATTTTTTTACATTTATCACATTGTCTTATATTTGATAATGTAATTATATTTTTATTAGATTCATCTATCTTTTTATTTTCATTCAAATCTTCAACATTTTTATGTTCATTAATTGATGTATAAATATTACCATATTTTTCAAATATATGTTTAATATCATTTGGATTACATTTAAAAAATTCTTTACCGGTAAATCTTGAATATCCAGCATTAATTATATCATTATGAATTGATTTTTCTATATTAAATCTTTTTTTAGGATTAACAACAATATAATAATCTAATTTAAAATTTTCTGATACTGATGTGGTGTTTAATCCTCTTAATCGATCTTCAATACCTTTTAATGTTTCACCTACTTTACATCTATCGTTATTTGCTGGTGTAGATACACAATATATATATCCATTACTCATTTTATTATTATATATTGATTACTATTTATGTGTAGTGCATAATTTATTTATCTAAATGAATAAATTATGCATGAAATTAAAATATATTTTTATTTCTAATCAATTATTATAATACAAAATTTTAATATTTTATTTTTACTATAATGTATTTATTTATTTAATATTATTTAAATAATAGATTTTATTAATAATAAAATGGACGGAGTTTCTGTAAATGAATTAACAGAATTTTTAACAAAAACATTAAAAACATTTCCAAATGATCAAATACAATATAGAAAAGAACAAATGATGTCCAATAAAATTCCAATTAACATAGATAAATCATATGTTAAAGAATCTAAAATTCATGGTAATGGATTATTTGCAAAAGTAAATATTACAGAAGGTGAAATAATTACTTTTTATCCATGTGATGTATTAGCATTTTACCCTGATAAAAATAGAATTAAAGATGGTCATAAATACGGATTAATTTGTTCAGATGAATTAGCTAATAAATATAAAAAGAATAAAGATTATTATAATTGTTATGCATATGATGTAAATGATTCATATTCTATAATTGGATTTCCTGAAATTAATGATAATCCTTCATATTTAGGACATATTTGTAATGATGGTGCTAGAGGTCATAGTGAAAAAGATAAAGATATATATAATACAGTTACATCAATAAAATCAAATGCAAGATTTAAAATTATATGTGATTGTATTGTTGCAGTTGTTGCAGTTAAAGATATAAATATTGATGAAGAAATTTTAGTTCCATATACACATGGTTATTGGATGTATTATGAAAAACGAAATAAAAAATTGATTTAATAATATGATTATATCTAATAATATTATTAAAAATAAAAATGACGTCAGTCTATGAAGATTTACTTGAAATTGATTTTGGTGAATATCAATGTGCAAATGATACAAAAGAAGAAAATGTAAATATAGAAGAGAATGAATCTGAAACAGAAGATACAAATATTTATCTTGGTGAAAAACATCAATCTAAAATTGGTATCTTTTATGATATAGAAATATCTAAAACGTTCAAGTTTATTAAACTATACAATGCAAATCGAAATATAGATACAGAAAGAACAAAATCAATGGTTAAAAAATACAAAAATAAATTAATTAATTTTCCACCATTAATTATTGCGCATATTGTAGATTCTAGTATAGAAAAAGATGAATATGTATTAATAGATGGACAACATCGATATTATTGCATGAAACAATTATTTATAGAAAATAATATTGATACCATGTTTTCATATAAATTATATGAATGTTCAACATTAGATGAGTTAGAAGAGTTATTTGTTGATATCAATTGTAATATCAAGTTTGATAATATGTTTCCGTATAAGAGTATTGGGAAATTAATAGATAAGTTAGAATTACATTTTAAGACATCAGTTAGTAAAGCAAAGTATAATAGAGATTATAAATTTAATCCTGAGAAATTAAAAGTAAAATTAGTTGAAATGAAATTTTTTGAAATACATAATAATACGGTGGATGAAGTATTTGATAAGATTATTGAATTAAATAATAAGACTGGTGAAGAATATCTGAAGAAAAAAGAAAAAAAGAAATTAGTAAAATGGGAAATAAATTTTTTAGAACATATACAAAATGCAAAGAAGAATATAATGTATTTATTATTTATTGATGATTTTAAATGGATTGATAATATAGTTAAATCATTAGAATAAAAATTGATTTATCAAAAATATCTAGTTATTTGTAAGTTGGTTGTCACCCGTCTAACATCATTTTATATATATATACTAAATATCTTAAAAATTGATTTAATAATATGATTATATCTAATAATATTATTAAAAAATAACAAAAATGACTAACATTTATATTCTAAAACTACAACACGGAAAATATTACATTGGTAAAACCGATAATTTAGAACAAAGAAAACAACAACACATTAATGGTACTGCATCTTCTTGGACTAAAAAACATCCACCAATTTCAGTAGAACAAATTATATCTAATTGTAGTGATTTTGATGAAGATAAGTATACTAAAGAATATATGCACAAATTTGGAATAGATAATGTTCGAGGTGGTTCTTATGTAACTGAAGAATTAGATGAAGTTCAACAATACAGTATACAAAAAGAAATTTGGGCAGCTAAAAACTTATGCACTCAATGTGGTCGCGATGGTCATTTTGTTAAATCATGTCGTGCTAAAACAGACGTAAATGGTATTAGTCTAGTTAATTATGAATGTGAATATTGCGAAGAAGAATTTGATAAAGAAGATGAATGTGAAAAACACGAAAGATATTGCAAAAGTAAAAAAATAATGAAAATAATGAGACTAAAGACACGTTTTGATTGTGGTGAAACAGATTATTATGTAAATGGATGTCTTAATAAAAAAGAGACATTTAATTGCAGATATTGTGATAAAGAATTTGAAACTCAAAAAGGTACAATATTTCATGAAAATGTTCACTGCAAAAATAAAAATGTAAATATTACTAAATCATCTATAACGTGTTATAGATGTGGTCGTGATGGTCATAAATCACCTGATTGTTATGCACGAACTGATGTAGATGGTGATTATATAGATTCAGATAGTGATGATAGTTATTAAAAACAAAAAATTGATTTATATAAATATTAGTTAGGTAATAATGATAACTAAAATAATAAATGCCAGCACCATATGATGAGTATGTAAATACATATATATTAAAACTTCAAGAAAGACGAACATATGAAATTCAAAGAAATGGGGCAAGAACAACGGAAGATACTAATAAATATCAAGAAAAAGTAAATCAATGTAATAAAGAATTAGAAGAAATGTCAATACAAAATAAGAAATCTAAATTAGAGATTAATCAAGTAAAAGAATTAGATATTAAAAAAGTTCCAGACATTGTACCAGAAGTAAATAATCTTGTTATTAAAAAAGAATCAAATGAAGTTGTTGTAAAAAAAGAAAAGAAAACAAAAGAAAAGATACCAGCATCTGTTAAAAATACTTTGTGGAGTAAAAACTTTGATAACAGTATACAAGGAAATTGTCAATGTTGTAAAACAGAAGTTATTAGTAAAAATAATTTTGATTGTGGTCATATTACAAGTGAAAAGAATGGTGGTACCGTTCATCTTGATAATTTAAAACCAATTTGTAGATCATGTAATTCATCAATGGGTACAACAAATATGTATGATTTTATGACTAAATATGGTTTTGATAAGATATAACATAAAAATTGATTTCTTTTATTATTCAATATTAATCTATATAAAATAATAAAAAAACTACAAT